GTTTGGCCATCTTTTGTCGTTGATTCTTAGTTCTATTTTTACCCTGGCCTGGTAATGCAGGGACCCCTTTCGAATATTTTCCATTGCTGGTCATATTTAAATGGGATGCACTTACAAAAAGCCCATCTTGGGGTACCTTAAAAGATAAAATTTGTGGTATTCTTGGAAATACGAAACCAAAATTAGATGTGAGTATCCGAAGGCCTTCATAACACACATCAGTTAATGATTCCTGGCCAGTATACAAAGCAGCATATAAATGATCAGTCCAATATAATGACCGAATTTCTTGCATTGAGATTCCGTTAATTGAACCATTAAGCTGTTTAGAGTATTTAAATTCCAAATGTGCAATAAATTTTTTAATTTGCAACCTGCAAATCTCATTACACCAGGAATCCATCAATAATGCACAAGCTCGCAAATAAGTCCATCGAACATCATGAATAGAATTAAAATGATTGAGTGAACACATAACCTTATTAGTCTCGGGAACAGGTAACCATTTATGAAAATTATTAAAATAGACAATTTTTTGCGATAGAAAGGAATGTTTAGAGATATGACAATATGAATCAAAATCAGACTTTGTCTTAAATCCCATTGAACCCCATACCTTACGGATATCAATAAGATTAAACCATGACTTAATCTCATTTGAACAAGACCAGATCATATCATCACCAACAATTTTATCACGAACATGTTTACGAAAAGATGAATAAGTAAGATATTGTTCATCTTTGCAGAGAGATATGTAAGCATAACATAAATTCCTATAGTTACCCATTGAATTATCAACAATTGTACAAACACTACCTGAATTATTACCAGTTCGTTTCATAATAACATGACCTGTAGCTAAGATACAATATGCAAAACAACAATTAGAATAAAAGAAAACACCTCTTTTTATTATTCCTTCATTAAAGAGAGCTACCTGCTCTCTGAACTCATATTCTTTCTCTGATAATAAAAGAAACTCAGTACGAACTTCCCTTTGGGCTTCCATATGCATTTGATTCATTGAGTGTTCCCACCCTGTACAATCAGTACATGCAACATTATCAAGAAATGATCCAAGCTCTTTATCATTACCATCAAGATAATGGACCAAAGCATCATAACCACCATAAAATTTAGATACACCAACAAAGCTTGGAAACTCAGAAAAATGCGTGACTGAATTTGAATAAAATCTTTCATTCTGGTCAAGATAAAGCATATTCATAGCTGCTCCAAAAACAAAAGGTGCACCACAAAAAGTACGAATCCTTGGTGGATCTTCATTAAGTTTTTCCATGGATCGCAATTCATCCTTACGACTGATAGACCAAATACATGGATGTTTTAGATGACTTGGTTTATCTTGTAAAATTATTTCATCATAATATTTTTGAATTTCTTCAATAACAATATCAATACCAATTTGGTCAATATACTCTTGCTTTGTATGATATAGCAAACTGACAGCATACCCTGGTGATGTCTGCTTATTCATTTGCTCAACAACTGCTAATGGTGACATAACAGATGCACCAACAAAAGCACTACGAAAAGCCATCTTTGTCCACTCACAGGCTTGTTTCCATTTACCATCATCCAAATCTGACCAAGTTATAGGAACTCTATCATACTTAGAAAATGATACCATTTCACAATCAACACGACATAAAGGAACTGGCCGATACCCTTCCCACTCACCAAAATACTCACAAGCAAAAGGGTCATCATAATTTTTATCACGATAACCAGATTTACGTTGCGCTTGAAAACAGTAATCCATATTTTGATAAGTTGGTATGGCTGAACCTCTCTCTACTAATAACTCCTGAGGAAAACTCATGTTTTGGGGAGTTATTAACAGTTTAAAGGTTTTGGTGGAACTGTAATAATAGAGGTATAAGGTTGGCCTCCATTAAAAACACCACCAAATGAATGTGTTGCTACTAACTGACCAAATTGATTTGTAACAGCAGCAGCACAGTCACCGGCTAAAGTTGGTATATTATAGGTTAACCAACCTGTGTCATTAGTTGAAATAACAGTACCTTGAGCAACCATTCTCTCAACATTACCAGATAAAATCTTCTCAAAAGATATAACTTCATTACTCTTTGGTCTAAAACTCATTAACCAAACAGGATCACCTGCTTTAATATTAACATTAATTGAATATTGAAATAACTTTGCACAATATCTGCTAATATCTATAGCAATGGAATCCCAGCCTATTTTGTACCACTTGTGATTAGTAGCAGCATATTTAACATCCAATCTATTTTCGAATAAATCCTTAGCTATCACACCTGAGCCAAGTAAATCATGAACTACAATATGTGCTTCAGTCTGGAAAAGACGAACTGAAAACATAAGAAAACCCTTACTTGAAAAACCCATTCCTTTATTTTTTGGGTCGTCCTCCATACAAGGCAACCGGAAAGTAAGAATTCTATCATAATCGATATTATAGTCTTCTTTAAAATTAAAAGGCCCATTGAATTTCATCATATGCTTTGGAAAAATAAGATGATTATTTGTAACATGACAATTAGAATAATCCCTATCAGTAACACATATACCACCTCTATTCAACTGTTGAGTTATATTAAACTTATAACCTCCAAGCAAAAATTCTGGATCTTTATAATCAAGTGCTTGGACAAATTTTGCATACTGTTTAGGCTTAGGTAATCTCTTAGCTTTATGAAAACGGAATGCATGACATGCTGGATCATTGCAATCATCTGTTGTACATTTTTCACGAAAATCACTCTTTGGATGATAAAATTCCTTACAATCACATTTCCCTTTCATCTTAAACCAATTTCTACAAATAGGCAAGCCTTCTTCATCATCATGCTTACCAAACTTGCGTCTTCTTGGCTCATGCGGCAAATCTTTAGGTTTTATATTATTTCCAGCAGGAGGATCACTAGGAACCCACTTACCCTTCTCATTCGATTTGTGAGATTCATTAATATGCTTCTTTCCAACTATATGGTGCATAGCACCATCACTATAATCTGGCACCAAAACCCCACAAATAGTACACCAAAGAGCATGATTATTATCCTCTTCTAAAAACCAAAGTTCTTTCCACCAAAATTCATTTGATTTACATTCTTTCATCTCTTTCTGCTTTCGAACTGGTTGCATATCTTTTGGATTTGCTTCCTCTTCAATAGGAATTTGCGAAAGAGAGAGTTTTGGAACAATAGGTTTAACAGCCAGTTTGACGTCCTCCGTGTTAACAGCTGGCTGATTCGGAGCAACCTCTTTCAAGGGATTTTTACGCATCCAACGCCTATACATAACAAATAAAAAACCAAATAAACAAAATATGAGAGTTAAAGTAAAAATAAATTTCTTTAATGCTCTCTTTCTATATTCATTTATCATAATATAGAAACCATCAATAACTTTCTCTTTATCTTGTTGAAGACGAAGTATTGCTTCTGCTTCACTACCTGCACTGAAAAC